TTACAGAAATTTCATCATCTGCAGGTCAAATATCACTTATTTTAGATGGAAATATACCTGACGGAACAAATTTAGATTATTTCCTATTAAGACGATATGTTGCGGATCCTTCAAATATAATATTAAATATAAACAAACCAGTAGGTGCAAGCAGTGGTGGTATTTTAAAACCACAATATCTATCCCCTGGATTAGAGGATAATGTTGATTTAATAATCCAAAACCTAAGAGACAAAAATTTAATATAAACTTAAAAATATATATATTTATAACAAAACATTTAACATAAAATGGGATATTTAAACAATTCGGTAGTAACAGTAGACGCAATCCTTACAGATAAAGGACGTCAACTTTTAGCTCAAAATGATGGTCAATTTAGAATTACTCAATTTGCCTTAGCAGATGATGAGATAGATTATACTCTTTACAACCCACTTCATCCATCAGGTTCTGCGTATTATGGTGAGGCAATTCAAAATATGCCTTTGCTAGAAGCATTTCCACAAGCAACCCAAACAATGAAGTATAAACTTACCACTTTACCTCGTGGTACAGCTAAAATGCCAATCCTTGATCTAGGATATAGTGCTATTATACTTAAACAAGGTGCTTCACTTGCTATTACACCACAAACTCTAAATTATTTAGGTGGCAATACATTTGAAACTTCAGGATATACAGCAACTATTTCTGATGTAAGATTATTCTCTTCATTTGAAGGTGTAGGTGTTAATACTCCAGCCGTAACAGCATTAAACGTAGCAAATACTACAACAACCTTAGGTACTTCAGTATCTAGAACAGTAGTAGGAACTACAATAAACCTAAAAGCAACTACCGTTAATACATTATTTGGTTCAAATACTCAATTACAAGCTACATTAACTGTAGAAGGTAGAGATTCAGGTGCTAGATTAACTATTCCAGTAACAGTAACTAAAGTATCTTAAAAATATAAAATATGTCATTTAATAGATTAGACCCCTCAGATTTTGTAGTAAGTTCAGATGCTATTTCATCTACCTTATTTTCGGAAGGTGCACCAACATTAACTACCTTTTTTACCTCCTCTACACAAGAAGCAGGTTCATCAGGTAACTATTACTTAAATGTTTATCAAACATCATCTGCATTATCTAATGCTTCCGTTCAATTTGCTGTTGCTTATGGTAACTCAGATGGTAGTGGTAGTGCTTTATATAATACTCTTGTTGATGGATATTCACCAACAGCTACCATTTTCGGTCAATGGCAAGATTTAGTAATTGGAGATGAAAATACTAACTTTGTTTTTGGTACAATTACTTCATCTCAATTCTATGCTTTGTCAATGGAACGAGCAAGATATAAAGAATCTTTATTTTTAGGTTCTTTAGCACTTACATTATCTGGATCTACAAATTCAATAACATTAACAGATAATAGCAATTATGTATCTTCAGTTCAATTTTGTGAAGCAGGTAGAATATTCCAATTAATCACAGGTTCTCAAGGTGTTATATCTGCTGGAGCTTTAAATAATAATGGTTATAGTACAAATTCAGGATCTTATGGTTGGTTCCTACCAGATATAGGAACAATTATATTGAACCCATTAGCATTATCCGATACAGCTGCTAACGGTGGTATTGGTTTTAAATATAGTGGGTCTGCATCAGCATCCGCTGCTCCTATAGTTAGCCCAAATACATCATTGTTCCAAGCAATGAGTGGTTCAGGTAATTTTAAATTAAATTCTCAAGAAACTATTACCTCAGATTTTATATTTGTAAGACCTAGAAGTGCAGAATTTAATTACTCAGAAAACCCATCATTTATTTCAGGATCAACTGGTGAGGTATTATATAGTGGATTTATAAACAACCCACAAACATATATTACAACAGTAGGTTTATACAACGACACAAATGAATTATTAGCGGTAGCTAAACTTTCAAGACCATTACTAAAAGACTTTACAAAAGAAGCACTAATCAGAATAAAACTTGACTTTTAAAATGAATGGGAGCTTACAAACAATTTTTAGCAGCTGATATCACTATAGTTCCATTTGAGGTAAATAAATCATTTACTTTTAATGGTGCTGCTGAATTGACCGGTTCTTATGTTTCTATTGATAGATTCTTAGGAACTAACATTTCAGGAACCCTATTCGACCCTACTACAGATCCTACTACAGGAGAAGTATCAACACAATACCAACGTTTGGTTTATAGTTCAATTAAAGAACTATATTACTCAAATAATTTATCATCCAGCTATGGAGATGCGGCTAATACAGCAAGTTTAGTACCTGGAAATAATGCTGAAGGAGATAGATTAGTAGGAACGACTCCATCAGACGGTAGATATTTCAATTATCCTCAAACTACATTAACTTTTGAAAAATATTTTCCTACAAGTTCAAATTCTATAATTGGTGTTTTATCTGTTCCCTCACGCTTATATGGTAATTATATTATGCCTAATTCATTTAATTGGGCTTGTGAAAGTGGTTCGATTTATGATGATGGGGAGGGTAATTTAATATACGCTCCATCTGGAGAAATTTGTGGACAAATATTTTATCCTCACGGTTTAGCAATAATTACAAGTGATTCAAATCCTGGTTTAGATGGATATGGTAATGCAACTTATGGATTTGCATCTTATGGTGTTGGTGATGCCCAAATTATTAATACTTTTGTTACATCATCAAATGTAACATGCTCCTTCTCATCTTCAATTACAATTTATGAATCACAATATAAATGTACAATTAGAGAAAATGAATTCACTTTTAGTTTAAATCCATCGTCAATATCAGGTTCAACGGATGGTACAACTTATGGATTTATAACAGCTTCCTATTTTAGCCCTTATGTTACAACAGTAGGATTATATGATGAATACCAAAATTTATTAGCAGTAGGAAAATTATCCCAACCATTACCTACTTCTCCAACAACAGACACAACAATACTTATAAACATAGACAGATAAAATTATGGCAACTTTAGACCCCTCAAATATAGTAAACGGTAATATAATAGAACCAAATGATATTCTCCAATTATACTCAGCATTAGGATCTACTAACCCAGGTAGTATTACTGGATTAGTAATGACTGGCAGTTTAAATGGAAGTGCAACTTCCATAATTATTCCTTCTCCAGCAACATCTACAGGAACATATTATCCAACATTAGTGCCAGATGTAGGAACTCAAAACTTAGAAATTGGTACTTTAGAATATAATGCTGATACTGATACTTTAACTACAACAGCCTCATATGCTACTTTAGCATCAACATCTACATCTGTAGATATGTATACCTCCCAAAATGGAGTACCAGCAACTTCCCCACCATCTAATTTTATACCAATTGGAGGAACAGTAACATTGGTTGGAGGTACTTTTCCACTTAATCTATCTACTATCTTCCCAGGTTTAACAACACCAATTTCAGGTTTTGGTGTTGATCTTATAATGACGGCAACCGATATTACCTCTCCCCAAGCAGTTCAATTATCATTTTCATTAGGTATAGTAACTTTTACAGGAACCGGTACTGATATAATATCATATTCTGGTTGGATTAAATCATAATAATATATGAATTGGATTTATAAACAAAAGGAAATGGAGTCAATCTCCGATTTCCCTGATAATACTTATGGTTTCGTATACCGAATCACCCATAAAGAATCTGGCAAATCATACATTGGTAAAAAAATACTCCAAAATACATCTAAAGTAAAATTAGGTAAAAAGGAACTAGCAGAATATGCTGGTGTTGTAGGACGACGCCCCTCCTATAGATTAGCAGTTAAAGAATCAACTTGGAAAACATATTGGGGTTCAAATAAATATCTTACGGAATTATATAAAACCGAACCAAAAGAAAATTTTGAACGTCATATCTTAATTTGTGCTCCTACAAAAAAACAATTAACTTACTACGAGATAAAATATCAAATGATATATGAAGTGCTTGAAAAACCAGATGAATTCTATAACGATAACATCCTCGGCAAGTTCTTTACAGGTGACTTTGCTTAGCAAATACCTGTTCGTATATTTCCCTATATGATAAATCAAAGTCTAGTAGCACTGACTAACTCTGTGCTCGGTTCTGGCAAATCAACAGCACGAGGTAATTATGCCTATCACTGTCCGCTATGTCATCATACAAAACCAAAACTAGAAATTAATATGTCTGAAAACCCAAAAGGTGAAAATCCTTGGCATTGTTGGGTTTGCGATAAAAAAGGTAAAAAACTATATCAACTGTTTAAATCAATTGAAGTTCCACCTAATGTAATGTCTGAATTAAGGACTATTGTAAAATATGTTGGTCCTGAAACTAAATTTCAAGTTGAAGAAAAACTTGCATTACCTAAAGAATTTCAATTACTAGATAATATTCACCCCTCAAATATTACAGCAAGACATGCTGCTGCTTACCTTAAATCCAGAGGTATTACCGAAGATGATATTTTAAAATATGGAATTGGATATTGTGAAGGTGGAAGATACGCTAATATGATTATTATACCATCATATGATGTTAAAGGAATACTTAATTATTTTACAGGACGTTCATTCCAAAAAGAACCATCAGTAAAATATAGAAATCCATCTGTATCTCGTGATATAGTTCCATTTGAATTATTTATAAACTGGGACTTACCACTTATATTATGTGAAGGACCATTTGATGCTATATCCATTAAGCGAAATGTTATTCCACTTTTAGGTAAAAACATACAATCGAATTTAATGAAAAAAATTGTAATGTCTTCTGTTGAAAAAATATACATTGCTCTTGACCGTGATGCCCAAAAACAAGCATTGAACTTCTGTGAAAAATTAATGAATGAAGGTAAAGAAGTATATTTGGTAGATATGCAAGACAAAGACCCAAGCGAAATGGGGTTCGCTAATTTTACAAATCTAATTCAAGAAACCCCTCCCTTAACATTTTCGGGATTACTCGAAAAAAAATTATTCCTATGAAAAAAAGAAACATTAAGCAATCTTACAACAGAATCTTAGAGATATCTGAAGATGCTAAACAAATTACTATGCCTGATTCTCGATATTATCGTAGAAACGGAAAGTATTATCCATCAATTACCTATGTACTTCAGTACTATCCAAAAGGTAAATTTTTTGAAGATTGGCTTAAAAAAGT